CACTACTACCATACACATTGGCAGGGTGCGCTAGGGACTTATGATCGCCTCTGGTACACTGAAGACCAGAGGGATCTGCCCCTTCCATCACTTCCAGATCATCCCGAGCAATTGCTCGATTGGTCTAAGGCGATGGAGCGACTCCTCGATGACGCGTACGGCTTAATGCCGGACGATACGTCTATCGGTATCAACGTCGCCGAGTTTGCCCAGTTGAAAAACCTTGTGCCATCGCTGGCCAAGAATATCAACGGGATCCTGCGCTTTATTCGGCGTAATGGGAATAAAACCATTACGCGCTGGAAGTATCTAAAAGATAAATCCGGTAAGAATATAGCGTGGACTGGCGTACGTGAACGTGTGAAGTTGAATTCACTACGTTGGTGTCTCCGCGACCTTGCGGGGGCTCATCTAGCGGTATCATTCGGAGCGTTACCTCTTGCCGATGATCTCGGCAACTGGCTTGGGAAGTATTTCCAAGTCAGGGCGCATCTTGAATGGTATAAGCGGTTGCTGAACGGAAAGCTGCATCGAGTTAATGCAGCTACTCCGGTAGTGACCACTAAAAGTGAATCTCCAAAAGGGAACGCTCAGTGGAATTGTGGTCCAGGCGGCGCACACTGGGAATATACTGCCAAATACTGTCAAGAACTGACAATATCTGGCAATCTCAGTGCTTACGTCCGCGTGCACCCCAAGTCCGAGACCGCGCAAGCGAACGCGGTTCTGTCCCAGATTTTGGGCTTAAACGTTCCTCTTCAGATAGCGTGGGACTTAGTCCCATTCTCATTCGTCGCCGACTGGTTCTTTCCTGTGAAGGAATTGATCCAGAAGGCAGAGCCCCGTCGAGCTCTAGGAGGAATCGCTTCCTCCATCGAGATTCGACAACATTGGCACTCCTTCAAAGTGGAGGCCAAGACCTGGTCTGAGTGGCAGGGGACGTATGTCCCCACCGGTCAGGAAGGTAGGGCTTCTGGTAAATGGGAGGGGAAGAAATTTACTAATTTCTCCCGCTCATATACACGACGAATGTTGTGGCCTGCTTTTAATGTGTTGCCAAAGATGCATTCGCATTATGGCATAAAGCAGGTGCTAATATCTGGATCTCTGCTAGTGCAGAAGATCTTTGGACGGAAGAAGCCTTGAGCTCTTCCTTTATTCACCTGTAGCACCTTTGGTGTTACTCAACCCATCTATCGATAGATAGAAAGGAGATAACTATGCTCGATTCTTTCAAAGCACAGTTGGCGTTCCCGACCGCTGCAGCCTATGCAAAGGCTACAACGTATGATGCTGTAAAGCGCGGTTCTTCAATGAACTCAGCGGTTTACATCATTGATCCCGCGACCGTCGCCACCGCCGGTTTGGTTGGTGTCGACGAATTCCGTCATACCGTGGCACAGACCAGGAGAAATCCTGGTCAGTCTGGGTCTGAACGAATTCAGGTCCTGACTCAATTGGTGTGTCTCGATATCAACGGCCGCCCGCACGTTTGGTCGTTTAATGGTACTATTACCAAGCCGAATCACTTCGTACCCCCTACAGGGGTCGCAGTGGACTCGGCCGCCAATGTGAAAGCGGTAGTCGCGTGTAATGTCGGCTACATCTTGAACCCCACCGACTCGGCCACGGCTGGCACGCAAGATGATGTTACTGAAAAGTTCATCATCGGCGTCATGCCGTAGGATGGGAGTCGAATATGGCTACCCTCGTCCCGAATCGGGACATTATGCTCCAGATCTACTGGTCCGCTTGGAAACGAGCGAACGAGGAATATCTGGCAGCTAGGCTAGCATATGACTTGAAAGTCCAACAGCACGTGCGTGCCAATGAGGCACTCCGCAATACCTTTCTGTTAAAGAAAGCTAATGTGAAGGTCGCAACGGACGCATATTACTCTTACCTTAATGATGGTAAGCCAGTAACCTTGACTCGAAAGGAAGAGAGCGCATTGTTCTCTCCCGATGATATCAAGCGGCTGAAGGCTATCGCAAAAGCGAAGACAAGTCAGGCTCAAGAAAAATAATTTACCCTTAACCTTCAACTCCACCTTGGGTGGAAGGAGTTAACCTATGGCATATTGTGCACATAGTTCTATCGCCGCGCTTCTGCACGGTTATCGCGCTCATGCTCTCGATGCAACAATGCACCGAATTGGCATTGAGTTCTACCCTCATAGCTTGGCAAAAGATGTCAAGATTATGGAGGCAGTCGACCAGATCGACGCCTACCTTGTCAAAATTGATGACTTGGTGAGGCAGCTCTGCGGAGTTGGGTCGCAAGCATGTTTGCTTGCCATCCTTGCTCTTGCAGATGCTTCCGATTGTGTCGGCGGTAATCTCAAGAAACTGGACCCAGA